GATTCAAGAATGAAGTCAGTATTTCCAGATTTCTTTGGGAGTGAAGAAAAAGAAGCTGTAAGCTCTAATTCCCAAAGTTCCGTGGTTGCACCTGCTACACGCAATAATGGTGCAAAACCACGCAAAGTACAGCTTACAGCAACTCAAGTCGCCCTCGCAAAGCGTCTTGGGGTAACGCCAGAACAATATGCTAACCAATTGGTTAAGGATATGTCTGCAAATAACTAGAGGATATTTATATGTCTGAAGAGCGCACTCCAAGAGAGGAGTATAATCGAAAAACCACACAACGAAAGAAGTCGTGGTCACCACCAAATGTACTACCTGACCCTGAACCAGAGGAAGGATGGGTGTTTAGATGGGTTCGTACCAGCATGATTGGTAACCCAGATAACACTAATGTTTCCAGTAAGTTTAGAGAAGGCTGGGAGGTCGTCTCTGCTGAGTCACAACCTAAGTTGAAAATACTTACGGATGAAAACTCACGCTGGGCAAATGAAGGTGCAATTGAAGTTGGTGGGTTATTATTATGTAAAGCCCCTGTTGAAATGGTTAGAGATCGTAAAGAATATTACGATAACATGGCTGATCAACAGATGAGTGGCATTGATAATAATTACCTTAGAGAAAATGATCCAAGAATGCCTATGCTTCAACCGGAAAGGCAGTCTAGGGTTACTTTCGGGAGTAACTCCAAGAAGTAATTTATTATTTCATGGGGTTATGAATTTTAACTTTGTGATGTAAATAGGGAGGCTATTATGCCTAGTAGTGCAACACCTTACGGTGCTATGCCACAAGCTGGACTTAGTTGTAATGGTTCTTTTAGCGGAAAAGTTCGTCACTATAAAATTGCAAGTGCTTATGGTACTGGTATTTTTTATGGCGACTTCGTTAAGCTAGTTACTGCCGGTACTGTCGAAAAAGACACTGGTACGACTACCTTGACTCCAATTGGTATTTTTGTCGGATGTGCTTACACCGATCCAAGTACCAATCAAAAGACCTTTAATCAACAATGGCCCGCATCTACTTCTGCTTCAGATGCCGTAGCCTATGTTATGGATGACCCAGATATTACTTTCCAAATGCAATGTGACGGCTCTGCCGCTCAAGCTGTATTGGGAACTAATTGTGCGGTTATTCAAACAGCAGGCTCTACCTCTATAGGGACTAGCAAAAACGCTGTCGATATTTCTACTGCAGCTACTACCAATACACTACCAGTTCGTATTATTCAATTCGTTGATGGACCGAACTCGGAAGTTGGTGATAGTTACACTGATGTTGTCGTCAAGTTTAATGTTGGTCACCTCATGGACAACACAACTGGAATATAAGGAATTTAATAAATGGCTATTTCAAGAGCACAATTACTTAAAGAACTTCTACCCGGTTTGAATGCGTTGTTCGGGTTAGAGTACGGCAAGTACGAAAATGAGCATGAAGAAGTATATGAGACTGAATCTTCGGACAGATCGTTTGAAGAAGAAGTCAAGCTAAGTGGCTTTAACGCTGCCCCCGTAAAAGACGAAGGTGCTGCTATCAGTTATGATAACGCACAAGAATCTTTTACTGCTCGATACAACCACGAAACCATTGCAATGGGATTTGCTATTACTGAAGAAGCTATGGAAGATAATCTTTATGATTCGCTTTCTGCACGCTACACTAAAGCACTTGCCAGAGCTATGGCTTACACGAAGCAAGTCAAAGCTGCATATCCTTTGAATAAAGGATTTGGAGATTTTGATTCAGGTGATGGAGTTGATTTATTCAGCACCTCTCACCCTCTTGTTTCAGGTGGAACAAACTCGAACACTCCTTCTACACAAGCTGATCTTAACGAAACTTCACTAGAAGCGGCTGTTATTCAGATTGCTGGATGGACTGACGAGCGTGGTTTGCTAATTGCTGCAAAACCAACGAAGTTGATTATACCGCCTAACTTGATGTTTGTTGCTCAACGGATACTACAGTCTGATCTCAGAGTGGGTACTGCTGACAATGATATTAATGCGATAAAATCAATGGGCGTTGTTCCCGGTGGTTATGCTGTGAATCATTATCTAACTGATACTGATGCATGGTTCTTAATGACCGATGTTCCAAATGGATTCAAACATTTTGTTAGAACCCCAATGGAAACGAGCATGGATGGCGATTTTGATACTGGAAATGTGAGGTACAAAGCTAGAGAAAGATATTCATTTGGAGTATCTGATCCGCTTGGTGCTTTCGGTTCTTCAGGAGCTTAATTTTGTTAATGGAACCTGTGATGGGGGGGTTTCTTACTCAACCCCCATTAACTTAATCTAGGAATAACTTGTCCTACAGACTGACCTAGCAGACAATGCCAAGACGGTAGGACTTATTAAGGAGACTTAATTATGGCAAAATCAACCTTTTCAGGACCAGTACAATCATTGGCTGGTTTTATTTCAGCAGGAAACGCTAACGTAGTTAGTTTAACTGCTGATACAACTTTGACTGTTGCAGCCCACGCTGGAAAAGTCCTAGTAACTAATGACGCAGATGGTAAATTTACTTTGCCTTCTATCGTTGCAACTGCACCAGATGCAGATGACGATCCAAATCAAACTAATAATTTGGGTGCTACTTTTACATTTATAGTTGTCACCGCAGCAACAGACATGGACATCTTAACCGATGGAACAGATAAGTTCGTTGGTGGGCTATACACAGGTGTAGATGATGCAACAGGTAAAACTTTTATTTCTGCCTCAGCTAACGATGTAATCACCATGAATGGAACAACTAAAGGTGGGCTTGTAGGTAGTATTGTAAAATGTACTGCTATGGCAAGTGCTAAATATGCTGTAGAAGGCATTATTTTAGGTTCAGGCACTATAGTTACACCATTTGCTAATAGTTAATAGTAGGAGCTTATTATGGCTGATGCAGTAGCAACACAAACCATCTCTGATGGAGCACAACACGCTACATTTAAGTTTACTAACGTAAGTGACGGTACTGGAGAGAGTGCCGTCACTAAAATTGACGTATCTTCTTTGTCTGTTAATCCAGTAACAAGAATGTCTTGTAGTTCAGTAAGCATTGAGAAAATTCATTTCAGCAATATTGGAATGGGTGTCAAAATACTTTTTGATGCCGATACCGATGTATTAGCTATTCAGCTTCCTGCTGATTGGGCTGATGAATTTGATTTTTCTGATTTTAGCGGTATTCCTGATAATGCAGGAACTGGCTCTACAGGGGATGTTCAATTTACAACAGTTGGTCATAGCAGTGGCGATAGTTACACTATCATTATGACTGTGATTAAACATTACACTAATCCAAGTTAGGAATTATTATGGCTAAGTACAAAGTAGTACAGAATGGAGAGAGAGTTCCAAGTGGCGAAGCAATCTTTCAAGTTGCAGAAATCATTGATGGCGAAGAAGTTATCGTTGATTCAAGTCTTATGACTAAGAAAGAAGCGCAAGCCTCTATGAAAGCTATGTCTCCTGTTAAAAAGACAGCGAAGAAAAAAACTAAAAAGTAATGCCACTTAAGCGTGGTGCTTCTAAAAAAGTTATTTCTGGGAATATCTCTAAGTTAAAACGAGAGGGGTATCCCCAGAAACAAGCTGTTGCTATAGCATTATCTAAATCAGAAAGAAAACAATCAGGAGGGCATATGCCTAATTATTACGATTCAAAATCTTCTAAACCTAAAAAAAGCAAACAAGTAAGGTATGGAAAAGGGAAAACAATTAAACACAATTACACTATTGCTAGAGGCAGTGGTGCAGCTAGACCACAAAAATTTAGAAAAAATGGTTAATTAAATGGCTATTGCAACCACAAACTCTTTTAATCTTAATATCGGTGAGATTGTTGAAGAAGCATATGAGCGAGCAGGACTAGAGGCTAGGACTGGTTATGACTATCGTACTGCAAGACGCAGTATCGATATGATGATGATTGAGTGGCAGAATCGTGGAATTAATTTGTGGACTATTGAAAATGGAACCCAAACATTAACTGCTGATACATCGACCTATACTTTGCCTGACGACACAATTGATTTAATGGAAACGCATTTGCGTTTAAATTCTGGAGATAGTTCTAGTCAAACAGATTATCAACTAACCAGAATATCCCCTAGTCAATATGCTGATATACCGAATAAATTACAATCGGGTCAGCCTACTCAAATATGGATTCAAAGACTTACAACAACACCACAGTACACACTTTGGCCCGTGCCTGATTCTACACAAACCTATACTGTGTCTTATTATCGTATAAGACAAATTTATGATAGTGGAAAACCCGGCAGTAATAACATGGATGTTCCTAAAAGATTTTTACCTTGTTTGGTTTCTGGGCTTGCTTATTACATAGCAATGAAAAGACCAGAAGCTGGGGATAGATTGTCTTTCCTTAAACAAGAATATGAAGAGCAGTGGCAACTAGCATCTGAGGAAGATAGGGTTAAAGCGAATTTTCGTTTTGTGCCGTGGACATCTTACAGTAACTAATGACACAGTTTGCACAAGGTAAGTATGCTTTTGGATTTTGTGATCGTTGCGGCTTTCGTTACGACTTAAAAGATTTAAAAGATGAAGTAGTTGACACAAGACTCAGTGGATTCTTGGTTTGTCCTGAGTGTTTTGATCAAGATCAACCTCAGTATCAATTAGGTAGAATGCCTGTTGATGATCCAATTGCTTTGGAGAACCCAAGACCTGATAAAGCACAAGAAGAAAGTAGACGTTTGTATGCATTTGATCCTATTGGCGGTGGTGTTACTTCTGCTGGATCAAGAACAGTTGGTCTTGATATGCATGGTAAGATAGGCAAACTTAAAGTAACAACGAGTTAGATATGACTTATGGTGAATTAAAAAACTTAATACAGAATTATCTCCAGAACAGCGAGACTTCTTTTACTACATATCTTCCAGATATTATTAAACAAGCAGAAGATCGTATTCTTGAGAATGTTCAGTTGCCTGTCTTTAGAAAGAATCAGGTCGGTGCTTTATCAGCAGATAATCAATATTTAGGTATTCCAACTGATTTTTTAGCCCCTTATTCTTTATCTTATACAGCCAGCAGTAATCAAACTTTTTTAATGAACAAAGATGTTAATTGGATCAGAGAGCTATATCCAAACGCAACTACAACAGGAGAGCCTGAATACTACGCTATATTTGA